ACTTGGATTCGATGTGGGAGCTTATGATCTTCATTCTCTGGGCAATCTGGATCCATCCATCGGCGTTGACGGCGTTTTCCAAGAAGGCCGCGATAACGTCATCTGGTGCGGTAGCAATTTCGGATAAGTTGTGGGCGAAGTCGGCGGCGAGTGCCATTGCGCCTTTTTCGTATTTGCTATTGCTCTCGACCGAGACTTCATCTCTAAATTTTCTAACAGAATATTTAGGATTATTTATTTTATTTTCCTCTGCAATCTCTAGCAGCTTAATTGCAGATTCTCCTGTCCTAGTAGCTGCGTCTGCGGCAACTTCATAGAAGGATATTTCCTTCAAATAGAACTTAGCGTCAGGGCCCATCTCCTGAAAGCGCGGCAATAGGATTTCTCTGTAGATTTTGCCAAGTCGAGATATACGACTCTTATGCATCTCAAAAAGCCGGGCTAGCTCTTCGGTGACAGCTTCGCCGGGACCAGCTTTTTCTTGAGCCAAGCCTACGCATACTGCCATGCTCATCCAAGATCCCTGAAATACATCTCTAACCTGTTTAAATGCTTCGGCGATAACTTCAACTGAGGCTTGCTCCAAGGACTGCTTCACCTCAACGGGGTTGATCATTCGGTCTACATAGGAAACCTGATCAAAGAATTCGATATGCTTATTGTCCATCAGTGTTTCCTCCCACCATCTCGGTTTATCATTGCCGCCGTTGCGGCTTGCGCCATAGCTTCTCTGAAGCTCCCTGCGGCCTCTGCCGCGAGTTTTCGTTTTTGACTTTCGCCCTTAGCGGCGAAATAGCCCGCCACCAGCACAAAGGTGAATCCCACGAATCCAATTCCGGTAGCAAATCCAAGCATAAAAGTTATCCAGTCCATATTTTTTCCACCGTAGTGTTGATCAAGTTTTAGATTTAGGTATAATGCTCAATCTAGAAAAACGTATAACACTTCTTGGATTAGAGCACAACGATAAGGGGAAGCGGATGGAAGATATTCCAAGGCTCGACGCGATCTTGCCAGAGATGGCGCGAGAAGAAAAAGCAAAAGAGGATGAGCATTTTATCTACCGTCCTCGGGTCTCCAACTCAGGATCATGCCCACGGGCATTGACCTACGCAGCGAAAGGCTTTGAGCCTCGCCCTCATTCTGGTCGCATGGCGCTTCTCTTTGAAGATGGCAATGTTCACGAAGAAGTAACTATTAACTGGTTAAAAAAGACAGACTACCGCGTTTCCTATAACCAGTTAGGATTGGACATTGCGGAGATCCCCGGTGCTCCAGAGGGGGAATGGCATTGTGAGTTTTGCAAAAGGGACATCCCTTTAAGCACTCTGCATGGTCACATTGACGGGCTGATATTAACTGATCAGGTTTCGCTTTTGTTTGAGCACAAGGGCTTGGGTCAGTTTGCCTTTGACAATTTGAACAACGAAGCTCCGGTGGGATATATCGGTCAATGCTGTTGCTACATCCACGGACTATGCAATATGGGAATGGATGTAACTGAGGCGGTCTTGATCGTTAAGAACAAGAACACTTCAGAGTATAGGCAAGTAAATGTTTCCTACGATGCGGAAACGGACCAAGCGGTTGCGTATAACACTTGGAGCGGGATTACTACCTACCACTACGATGTGATTAAGTCAGTGGTTGATCTCCACAGCACCGTTGAGGAGTTCCGATTCAAAGAGGGAGATCTTCCCGACCGTCCCTACGAGGCAAGTGATTGGCACTGTAAATTCTGCCGATTCAAGGATACCTGCTGGGATGAATATCCAGAAGAGTATCAAGCCTACGCCGAGGAAGAGGAAATTTCGGAAGATGACGAACTCTACCAGCTAGTAGACAAGTTAGATTTAGTTAAGGCAGAGGAGCGAGTTCTAAAAGCTCAGGCGAAAGACCTAAGATCTCAAGTGTTCTCTAGGCTGTCCGAACTAGAAGTTAAGTCGGGCAAGTGTGGAAATGTAAAATTTTTTTTGAAGAGCTTTAACAAGAAGAGCGTAGACAACTCTTTGATCCCCGAATCTGTATTAGAAAAAGCAACAAAGTTTCAGCAGATACAAACTCTCACAACCAAAAGATTGAAAGGATAAGTTAAGTGGCCAAGATAGAATTTAACCCAGTAAAAGCGGAACGAAAGAATGCAAAGGCCAGAATCGCCTGCTGCGGACCAGCGGGTGCAGGAAAGACCCATAGCTCATTGCGACTAGCGGGGGAGCTTGGTGAAAGGATTCTTCTAATCGATACGGAGAACCACTCCGGCGAAATGGAAGCAGGTAAGCCGGGGATTCCCGAATACTTCGTATTTCCCATCGAGCCACCCTTTGAGCCTAATAAGTTCATTGATGCCGTTAAGGCTGCTGAAGAAAACGATTTCGATGTAGTTATCATCGATTCGTTGTCCCACGCTTGGGCTGGCAGTGGCGGCTTGCTAGATCAGCAAGGTAAGATTGCAGATCGTGGCACCAATTCCTTCACGGCATGGCGACAGATCACCCCCAAGCACAACTCTCTTGTTGACGCTATGCTTCAAAGCTCATGTCATATTATTGCAACGATGCGCAGTAAGCAGGAGTATGTGATTGAAGAAAACGAGCGTGGCAAGAAAGCCCCTAAGAAAGTTGGGCTTGCTCCTGTTCAGCGAGAAGGTCTTGAGTATGAGTTCACCATTGTTTTCGATATTGATCAGAAAACGCACACGGCGATCTCGACCAAGGATAGAACTTCCCTGTTCCCGCCGGATAGCTCCTTTGTCCTGAGCAACGAAATAGGCCAAAAGATCAAGGCGTGGCTGGAGTCTGGGGAAGCACCTGCTCCTGAAGAAGTTCCTGCGCCAGAGCCAGTGAAGGCAACAGCTGCCGCAACGAAAGAGGTAAAGGAAGAAGCCTCTGCGGAAGCCGCCGAAAAGCCTTTGACCAAAGCCGAGAAGAATAAGCTCGTCGTCTTGGCTAAAGAATCTGGATTCAGTGACATTAAGAAGGCGATCACTTTATTCCTCGGGGAATTGGATGGTCAATTGAGCAGGTCTGATGCAAATACACTTGCTGCTAAAATGAAAGAACATTCGGAGTCTCCCGAGAAGACATCGCAAGAAGTCCCCTTTTAGAGGGCACAGAGAGGAATTTATAAATGGGAAGCTTTAATAACATCACAATCGTAGGAAATCTTGGTCGCGATCCAGAGCAGCGAAGCGTTGGCGAAGGCGATCGTAGCGTAACTTCTTTTTCGGTAGCAACGTCCCGTAAGTATAAGACGCGAGATGGAGCGGACAAAGAAGATGTGCAATGGCACTCTGTTCAGGTTTGGGGCCCACAGGGAGAGAGCTGTGCTCGCTATCTCAGCAAGGGGAGCATGGTCCTCGTCACTGGCGAGATGCGCTATCGCAAGTATGAGAAGGATGGCGTGGAGCGAATCTCTGCGGAGATCAATGCCGATAGAGTTCAATTCCTCAGCACCCGAAACAATGAAGGATCCACTCAGGGCGGCGGCTCCGATCTAGATTTCTAGATATTGAATTAACATGCTTCATTAATAGGGGGAGTGGCGATTGCTGCTCCCCCTATTTTTATTTTATAAAACTGTTATATATTAAGGCCCTGTGCCTAAAGGAGTAGATTACGATGCGCGTTGCAAAAAATACAGAGCGCGATTAACACGCAATGGTTGCGTTTATCATTTAGGTTACTTCGCAATAGAAGCAGATGCTATTAGGGCCAGAAAAAAAGCGGAGAAGCAACACGAAAAAGGCAGTAAAATCAGCTATGTCCATAGCTACTCTACCTCCTCTCTTCCTGTCGAAGTAGAGAACGATCCCTATCTTTACTTTCTTTCATACGACAATAAAGAAAGCTCTGACGATCCTGAAAGAAACTTAAGGCTTGCAGTCTTGATACAAGCGATAAAAGACTCCCTCACAGACAAGCATCCAGACGAACAAAAAAATGCGAGGCTTTGGTTTAAGAACAAAATAAAAAGTGAGCCAACCTACAGCTTCAGCGACATATGTGAAACACTAGGGCTCAGTGAGAGCTTTATAAATCGAGCCATGCGTAGAGCATATCGTAACAAGTCGAAGACTCTTCAAATGCTAGGTAGGAGATTAGTTAGATCAGGAGGCGCTGATGGAAATTCAGACTGAAGAAGGAAAGAAAAAACTTATAGAAGAATTTAAATCTACGAGCCTCGACCTAGGTCAATTTTGCAATAAGAATAAAATTTCCACGACCAAAGTAAGAAAAATTGGGCGAGAACTTTTAGGTGAGGACGGTTGGGTTCTTTTAGTCGGATCGAAAAAGAAAAAACAATCTCAATATGTACTTGGTAGGCAATTTGAATACCGAACAAGGGACATATTTGCAAAAGCGGGCTACTTCGTTTTTAGGTCAGCGCAGTCCAGAGGTGTGGCCGATATAATTGCTTTTAAAAAAGGAGAGGTATTATTCGTGCAGTGTAAGCGGAGCGGCGGAATAGAAAAGGCCGAAACGCTTAAGCTACTTAAGCAGTGCGAAGAAATTGGGGTCACCCCTCTGATTGCGGAAAGGCCAGATGGTCGCACTACAAAACTCTACAGCGTCCACCTAGAGAACGGAAAAATAAAGAAGGTGGACTACCCCATGCCCAAAAAGATCTAGTCAATCCGCTTGAGCAAGAATCAATACTGTGGGAAAATGCAGGATCCACCAAGACCAAAAATGAATTGGAGGCAAAGATGGCGCGTTCTGCGAACGTACTTCAGGAGTGGGGGATGCCCCTCTTCCTGAGCATGACCCCAGAGGCAAGAGACCTATACATGTTCTTGCTGTACTCCCCACCCCCCACCTCCCCATTGGGGCTTATCTGGTACGGCGGCGATAGCGCCTTACCTATATCAGCTCGGAAGGCCGGGGTGGGCTTCGTCAGCGGGATCCCCGCGCTAGAGTCTTCTGGGATGGCACAGCATGATCCCGAACTCGGGATTGTTTATTTGCCGCACGCTCTCAACGCAGCTTCGCTGGGCCTGTATTCTAGCCGCAATATAATTGCATGGGGCTCACGAGTGGGCAAAATGCCCGAATCTCCGCTGCGGGATTTATGGGTGAAGAATTTATTAGGGAAATCGAAAGGCTGCAAGAAGCAATTGCACGAAAAGGTCCAGCTTATTTTTGGGGGAGAAGCTGCGGGGGGCGAGAGCAAAACGAACTCCAAGGCTGTTGATATCGTCAGGCACTTCTCTGATAGATTCGCAGAGTCTGGATATGGGGATTATGTTGCTAATTGGGCGAGAGAAGTTGCAATAGCCAAGGAACTCCTAGTTACACTTGAAGCAGAAGATATAATAAACAGAATAGATCTTTACTTCAAGGACGAATGGCTATCCCAGAATGCTTCAATGGACTTTATATCCTTCAGGAGAAACATTAATAAGTTCGCTAAGAGCGCAAAATCTATGCCAAGTAAAAAAGATTATTCCGGTTATTGGGATATTATAAAGAACGTGGGTGAGTCTAATTGAAAAATCAGATATTGGCATACTTGGACAGCAAGGGCTGGAGATATGTGGAGCAGGGGGGCGAGATCCGATTGCGGGAATGCCCATTTTGCGGTTCCACCTCGCGGGCCCCATTCTCGATTGATCCACACGAGGGGTTTGCAAAATGCCACAGGTGCGATTGGAAGGGCGGGCTGACCGTACTAAAGAGATCCCAAGGAGACTTGGTGAGCAGCATGGAGTCGGTCGCCCCAGTGAAGAAAAAATACGTCAAGCCCCCTCCGCAAATTGCATTGGATTTGCACCAAAGCCTTTTAGGAGATTCTAAAACTCTTTCCTTGTATCTGAAGTGGAGAGTATTGGATCTAGAGACCATAAAGAAATTTAAAATTGGCTTTGATAAAAAGAGGAATGCAATATCATTTCCTTACTACGTGAAGGGTGAATTGACCTCTATTAAATTCAAAACAAAAAAACAGGATGGGAGTAAGTTTATTACTCGGTGGACACCCGAAGGGGTTCAGGGAGCAAAGACAATATCCACCCTTTACAACGTCGATTCGTTGCGAGGCAATGAAACGGTTTACGTTGTCGAAGGCGAAGAAGACTGCATGGTCCTAGAACAGGCTGGATTCAAGAACGTGGTAAGCATCCCCAACGGAGCCCAATCCTGCTCAGGGGATTTTCTTGATGCCATCGAGCCTTTCGAGGATATTGTCATTTGTTTTGATTCCGATGAGGCAGGCCAAACTGGAGCGAAGAAATTGGCAGAATCGCTAGGTGAAGCGAGGTGCCGAATTACGTTGCTGCCCGAGGGAATCCCGATCGATGAGAACGGAGAAGAGGCAAAGGATTTAACCGACTTTGCCCGCGCAGGTCAGCTCCCCATGGCTCTAGAGAAACTTGATGCTGCCGAAGGAGAGGCCCCAGAGAGCGTCCAGCATATCCGAGAGTTTCTTGAGGAGTTCAAGGAAAGCTTCCTGAACGGCGAAAGAAACAGGGGCGACACTACTGGATTCCCCAGTTTGGACAATCTAATTGGCGGCAGAAGGCCGGGAGAAATCACGGTGATTTCCGGTAATACTGGAAGCGGCAAGAGCACCTTTTGCTTAAATACTGCTCTCAATATAGCGGCCACGGGTGAGGCCGTCCTTCTCGGGAGCTTTGAGCAGACAATCCCCGCCATCATGCGAAAGATGGCGCAGATGATTTCGGGTCGCTGGTTCCACATGCGAGAGGATGATCTCGGAAGAACTATGAGCGTCGATGATCTCGATAGCGTCATCAAAGTTTTTTCCGAGATACCGCTATATGTCATCAATGTGTTTGGGCAAATGAGCACCGAGGAATTTGTCGAATGCGTTAAGTTTGCTCGTCGGAGACTAAAGGTGAAGACGATCATATTGGACCATATCCATTTCATGCTTCGTCACGAGAGGGCAGACTCTGAGCGCATGGAGATCGACAACACAATGCTCACGCTTAAGCAGTTGACGATTGAGCGAGACCTGTCCTGCTATGTAGTTGCTCATCCCCGAAAGAAGCAAGGGGATGAGAACCCCGTCATCGGCATTGAGGACTTCAGAGGGTCGAGCTTCATCAGCCAAGTGGCGGATAATGTTCTAGTCGTTTGGCGAGATAGGGATATATCAAAGCTACACCCGACTATGGGCAGGGCGCAAATACACTCTTTGAAGTGCAGATCGGAGTGTGGCTCTGAAGGAAAGATTGATATGGCTTTCTCCTATGCTGGTCAAAAATTCATAGACTCTCATACGGAAGAAATTAAGCCAGTATGGAACGACGACGAATACGAGGTGGACGACATTGGAAGCGAATTCTGATTGGCGTGTTTTAAGAATTAGCAGCCCCGCTGGTATGTGGTACATAGCGAGAACACACGACGATGCTAAAAAGCTAGCCGGTAGGCCTAGGAATAGAGCAGATGGGGGTAAAGAAACTAGAGCCGTGTTCTTCCGAGAAGAGCTGTCTGGCATGATTAAAACCATAGAACAGCTCTCCCCAGAAGAAAGGCAAGATTGGTTACGGGAAATGATAACCATTAAGAAGGAATTAGGTCTTGCCACTGTGACAAATTTTAAAACAAAGAGAGCTAAAAGTAGCAGGTTCTAGTTAGCCATAATCAAAATTGGATCTGCTTTTTTTAGATTTACACCGGATCGGCGCAAATACTAAGTAATAATTATCCGTCACAAAGCGTGAATTTTTTTCCATGTTGAACCCTCCGTATTTCAATTCTCCATTTTTTGCAATTTCCCAAGGTGTTTCAGCATAGTCAATTTGTGTAGTTATTGCATTCATTAATTACCCTCTGTGAATTAAATAAGAACAAAAATAAAATTGTCAAGAAAGAATATATAAGATATGGACAAGGAATTACCAAGATGGGCAAGGGGTTTTGGAATTGTTTACCCCGCAGACGAACACTGCTCGGCGCAGTCTCAAGGCAAAATTGGAGCAAATAAGCAAGAACTAATGCTCAGAAGCGCTGTTGTTTCAAATGCGATAAATGATATCAAGCTCGGGGAAGGTCGGAACTTTGAGGAGGCATGTGCTTGGGTTCGTGGGGAGACAGAATCCGCCGCAGGATTTTCATTCGCTGACATTTGCATGACAATGCGAATTGACCCAAAGGCCGCAAAGGAAGCTATACTTGATAGGAAAAGCGCAAAGCCTATTAAGAATTGTTCAGGATTTAGCAAAAGGAAAATAACATGCCAGACTTAAGAAATATGGAATACTACGATAAATCTTTCTCAGATCACCAGAACGAGAATACAGAAACTCCGATGCGCAAGCGAATCGAAGATAAGTGCGACGAGATAAAAGCATTGCTGGTGGACAAGAATCTGAAGTATGGGAACTCTGCGATTTCTCCCCTTCGGATTTTCAGCAACTCGAACGCCGCCGAGGGACTGCTTGTCCGGTGCGACGATAAGCTTTCTCGGATTAAGACGACTGGCCTGAGCGAATCTGGAGAAGATCAAGTGACCGATTTGATCGGATACTTAGTTCTTATTTCGATTCATAGGGACTTGGGGAACTTATAATCACCAATGCAAATAGTATTTGGAAAATCAACGTTGACTTTCCAGCGCACTGTTGAGAGAACCTCCCTTTAACTTTAGGGGATAATAAATGAAAAACACCATTCTTACTGATGAATTCCTTGCGCCTTATTTCAAGAAGGAGCCGCCTTTCGGCGGCAATGGGCTTGGGTATTTGGTATATAAAAGGACCTACGCAAGAGACATTGGTACCGAAGGACAAAAGGAGGAATGGTGGCAAACCGTATCTCGGTGCATTGAGGGTGCTCAAGACATCGGCGCGGGATACACGCGGCTTGAAGCCGAAAAACTTTTCGACCACGTTTTTAATTTGAAGTGCTCGTTTTCCGGGAGAGCGCTTTGGCAATTGGGAACCGACATGATTGACAAGTTCGGTGGCCCCTCTTTATTGAATTGTTATTACACAAATATTGAGGATATTAAAGACTTTGAGTTTCTTATGACACACCTTATGCTAGGTGGTGGCGTCGGGTTTTCGGTTGAGCGAGCAAGTGTGCATTCATTCAAGAAAATTAAAAGTAAAGTTGCTATCACTCATAAGAAAACTAATGACGCTGATTTCATCGTTCCTGACAGCAGGCACGGATGGGCAGCCCTGCTCTCCAAGGTCCTGACCTCTTTTTTTGAAACAGGGGAATCATTTAGTTACTCGACTATCCTGATCAGAGGCAGAGGCGCACCTCTTAAAACTTTCGGCGGCACCGCAAGCGGCCCCGAGATTTTGATCGAAGGCATCGAGAACATTTGCGAACTTCTTTCCGCACGAGAGGGGAAGAAGATTCGCTCTATCGACGCTTTGGATATTTGCAACATCATTGGAAAGGTTGTCGTTGCTGGATCCGCAAGAAGGTCGGCCCAATTAGCGGCAGGCGATCCTGATGACTACCTATTTCTTCGAGCCAAGAGATGGGACAAGGGGAACATTCCTGCCTACCGATCAAACAGCAACAACTCTATTCTTGCAGATGACTTTGATGAAATTATTGAAGAAGTCTGGAGCGGCTATCTTGGTAACGGCGAGCCGTATGGTCTACTTAATAGAAAGCTAGCAAGGCAAACGGGGCGACTTGGAGAAAAGGTAAACGACTCTAAGGTCGTAGGAACTAATCCCTGCAGCGAAATCTGGCTAGAGGACGGTGAGAACTGCAACCTTTCTGAAATATTCTTGCCAAACGTAGAGTCTCGTTCAGAGCTTTATGAAATTAGCCAACTTCTTTACAAGACTCAGAAGGCTATTACTTCCTTGTGGTTCCCCTATGAGAAGACTCGTGAAACCTCGTACAGGAATCGCAGGCTCGGGCTGGGAGTTACGGGCTGGCTGCAAGCAACTGAAAAGCAAATTGGCTGGCTGGATGGATGTTATAAGAATCTTCGCAAGTTCGATGAGTCGTGGTCAGAAAAGAAGGGCATTACCAAGTCCATCAAGCTGACTACGGTAAAGCCTTCTGGCACGCTCAGCCTCTTGCCCTTCGTGACGCCGGGGATCCATCCCGGCTACTCCAGATTCTTTATTCGAAGAGTTCGAATCGGAACGCATGACCCTCTGGTGCAGACGTGCAGAGACCTCGGATATCCGGTAAAATACGACAAGGGGATTGATGGGCGAGAGAACCATTCACTATCAGTTGTTGAGTTTCCTTGTGAATATCCAGAGGGAACCACTCTCGCTTCCGATCTCACTGCGATTGATCAGTTAGAGTGGGTGGTAAGGGCACAGTCCCTCTGGAGCGACAACGCGGTAAGCGTAACAGTTTATTACCGAAAGGAAGAACTTCCCGAGGTCAAGGATTGGCTCAAGAAGAATTATTCCAAGAAGGTTAAGTCTGTTTCTTTCCTTCTGCATCAGGATCACGGGTTTGATCTGGCTCCATACGAGCCGATCTCAGAAGAAGAGTACGAGAAAGTTAAAGCTAAGATTACGCCGATGACAAGAATAGATGATATCGGCGGAGATGACTTAGGAGTTGAATGTGACGGTGGAGCCTGCCCCATCAAGTAAAGAAGAAATTAAGTCCTTGGCATTTGCGATAAGTGAATGCGATAGGGTTTTAATAATAGATGAAAACAATAAAGGGCATTTCGGTACCAGCCTAGAGGAGGCCCTTTATCTAGGAAAAGCATTTGCGATCAAGCCTCACGCAAGTGTTCTAGCATTAGACTTTGACGACCCAGATGACTTACTCCCATTGTTTAAGGAAGTAGTCGATTACCTAAAGTCCTCTGGGTTAAAGCCAGTAATTGCAAGCAGCGGGACAAAGGGACACATGCACCTGTTCTGCAGAGTGCAGGACTCAAACGTTCAAATTAAAATATCTGATTTCATATCAGCAAAGGGAGTTTCCCGATGGATGCGATCTAACACATTCATAAGACCCCCACTAGCACCTCACAGGGAGGGTAAGGAAGTTTTTCTTCTGGAGCCATCCTGCCCGAGCGCCGCAGCTGCAATGCTGGCCAAAGATCAAAGTTCATCCGTGCTTCCGGAAAGCACAATAGAAAAAATCAAATACGGTATCAATAGATTTCCCAAGTACCTTAGCGGATCTGAGCTAACACAGGCAATAGTAAACTCATGTTATTCATCAGGAATTAAGTTTCATGAAATATACAGCATTCTAATAGACCCCCGAAACATGGGCGGGGATTCTCTTAGGAAACGAGAATTTGAAAAGGGGAAGACGGTCGCTCAAAATTGGCTCAGGAGCAGCTACGAGAAAGCGGCAAGATTTATAAAGTCCAAAGATCTATCTGGCCTGCCGTCACAGGTTGAGATATGTTGTCGGATAATACAGGATTCAGATATTAATAGTAGGCGTAAGCTAAGTATGATTAAGCTTATAAAATCACACGCCGATATTGCAAGTAGATGTAGGTCGTATACCTACAACGCTAGCCTGCGACAACTCGCTGAGGCATCCAAGATCAGCAGCCTCATGACCATTCGGAAGGCGAATGAGGCCCTGATCGAGCAAAAGCTCTTATTCCGCCTGAACAATGGGCGAAATGAAAAGGCCACGAGATGGAGAATCTTCCCCTTAGAACGTATCGTAAGTAACACATCACTGTCACTTAGACCAAGCAAAACTAATAGGGGGTGTGGGTTTGATGTGCTAAGTGCGATACATTTTGATCATGAGTCTTTTCGATATTCGTTTCTCGGGAAGCGTGGATTGGGCACTTCGGCAGCGATTATTCTCGACTGCCTCTACCGCAATAGAGGGCTCAGGATCGCTCAGATTTGCTCCCTAACGGGATTTTCGAGGAGCACGGTGGCACGGGCCCTCCGGAGACTCTCCTCGGCTGGGGTGGCCATACAGGAGGGGAAGTCTTGGCACACTCCTCCGATTAATCTGGACGAGCAGTTAAATCGACACGCTGGAAGATTGGGTCTGGATAGGGCTGCCGAATTACAAAAAGAGCGGCACTCTATTGAGCGAGAGGGCTATCGTTCCTTGTATTCGGTGCGGTAGAGCTGAACGAAGGTTGCTACGGCGTTGGCCATCGCGTTGCCGGTGGTCATCCCAGCTTTGTCCAGAGCGCCGCCTTTCAGCGTTCGCTTGAAGATCCCAAGCATTCCCTCGGTCCCATGCTTGTCAATTATTAGGTCGCAAAGTTTTTCAATCCTTATCCCCGCCATTCGTTCGAACTCTGCTTGGAAAGGGACAGGCTCGAATTTTGATTCCCAAAACTGAGGTCGTCGCTGGAGCCATTCTATTTGGTAGTCATAGGGAGCAGCATCGGGTTGATTGGTGTGACAGTTGTGGCAGAGAAGAAGATAGTTGGAAGGCAGATCGGATCCGCCTCGACTGAACGGTTCGATGTGTGCTTTTTCCAGAGATCCCGTAAATTCTTTTCGGCAAGCCCAGCAAGTTGACGAAGCTAAATGATAAGGTATGTCTAGGGACTTAAGTAAATCAATTTGTCCCATAACTATATTGTCAGACGACGGAGGCTTGCGCCTCCTTTTTTTTTCTTTTTTATCGTAATACATTATATAACTCATTAGTTTCCCCAATAAAAATGCGCAATTATATGGCAGGAGATTCGAATGCCTATAATCAGACTTTTCTTTGCAAACATAGACTACGCTACAACTGAATCTGAAGTTAGGGAGTTTTTCTCAGAGGTGGGGAGGCCTACCGTCATAAATCTAATAAAAGACAAGGATACAAACAAGCCAAAAGGTTTTGGCTTTGTGACCTTGGACACGATGGAAAAAGACGAGAATTGCTGGAGAGATACTTTACAAGGTAAGGACTTAGGCGGCAGGGCGATACATATTGATTTTGCAATACCAAAAGAAAAACCAAAAAAATAAGGTGAAAAATGTCTACTGAAAAAAAAGATACCAAATTTAAACCGGGCAATAAAGCTGCCGCAGGAAGTCGATCGGGCGGGCGTAGGCCTAAGGAGCTAAGTGAAGCTCTGGATGGATATACGCTTGAGGGCCTTGCGTTGCTGTGGAAAGTGGCGAACGACGAAGAACACGAGTGGCATAAGAAATTTGGCTTTGATGCTTTAAAGAACTTGGTCGGGCACTGTGCTCCAAAAAGAAAAGAAGTCTCGGGCAGTGAAGGTGGCCCTGTCGAGATTTCATTGGCCAATATGTTTCATAGCGATTCTCTTCCGGGTGAAGATGAAGAGCCTAGCAATGATTAATAAAATAGTTCATAGTATCTAACGTGAGTGCGATCAATGGCGAAATAGGCGAGAGGCTTAAAAGATACCGTTTGCATCCTGCTGCGTTTGCTAAAGATGTTTTCAATGTAGAATTAGACCCTTGGCAGAAGCAGGCGATGCAGGCCACTGCCGATAATCAAAAGATTGCAATCGCAGGATGCACTGGTGTTGGCAAAGATTTTCTAGCTGCAAATTTAATTTGGTGGTTTCTATGCACTCATAACTACCCAAAAGTTATTTGCACCGCTGTTAAGAAGGAGACTCTCACCGACAACCTTTGGGGCGAAATGTCACGCCTCCAGAGAAGGTCGCCGCTGGTTCAAGAGCTTTTCATGTTCGGCATGACAAAGATTGCCGCGAAGGGCGCAGAGGAAGAATGGTTTGCGGTCGCTCGAACTACCTCAAAGAAATACTCGGCAGGTGGCGGCAACGCTCAGGCTGAGGGTCTCGCGGGTAAGTATGCAGATGATACTTTAGCCGTGGTTGACGAAGCATCCGGCGTGGACGATGCGAACTTTGATGCGCTAGAAGGTAGTGCCAACACTCCTCGCCGTAAGATGCTGGTCATTGGCAACCCTCTTAGGAGAACAGGGCGCTTTGCTAAAATTTTCTTAGACCAAAGATTTGGCGAGGGGTGGTACACTCAGCACGTTAGCTATCTCGATTCAGTTAGAACTTCGGGAACCCCCGAGGTGCGTGCGATCCGAGAAAAGTGGATTGAAATGTACGGCAAGGACTCGGCGTATGTTCAGGCGCGGGTGTTTGGCAAGTTCCCCGAGTCGAGCACGGATGACACTGTCTTTAGCCGCGAAGAGGTTCAGCTCGCGATGGAACGAGAAGCCGAAGAGGACCTAGAGCAACCCATTTGCATCGGAGTCGATGTTTCTAGGTTTGGAACGGATGAGACTGTTTATATTGTTAGGCGCGGGGCCAAGATGCTGGACATGGTGTGCGAGTCAAAAACAGATGGTCCACATGTGGTTGGGCGATCTATTGCGCTTGCTGAGAAGTGGTCAAAGTCTTGGGAAGAGGCAAAGGATTGCGTTGAATTCCGAGTGGATGAAACTGGGCTCGGAGGCTCTGGCGTAGTAGATCCATTAGTCGAGCAGGGATGGATGGTCATGGGGGTTCACAATGGCTCAAGATCCTTTATGCCTGACGATTATTATAATCTAGGAGCAGAGCTTTGGATGGAAGATGGTAAAGAAGCTCTCCAGACCTGTTCTGTCATCCCTGATGAAATTCTTGCTAACCAATTGGAAATTAGGCAATATAAGTTTACGGGAAAGTCTAGACAGCGAAGGTTGTCTACAAAAGATGAAATGCGAAGAAGCGGAATTGGTAGCCCTGATAGGGCTGATGCTTTTATTTTAGCTTTTGCAGATTCTAAAAAAATAGGTTTGGGCGAAGCGATGCTGAAAGAGTCGATATCTTTTCTATAAATTATGTTTGAAAAAATTAAAAAAACTCTAGGAATCGCTAACGCGGAAACAAGAACAGACGCTGCTCTAGTTCAAGCTTTCTTGCGAGGTGACGATCTTCCCTTCCAAGGCGATGGAGTATTCGATCACGGCATAAAAAACCCATACCAACAAAACATTGCAGTATTTAGGTGTATCAACATTATCTCAAGTTCATTAAGTCGCGTTCCAATGAGGCTAATGAGGAGAGACAAGGAAATAAAAAACGGCAAAGTTTACAACCTTTTATCGGCCCCCAATGCAATTCAGAATCGAATTGAATTTTTGAACATGCTTCTTACCCAGCTGCATATCTCTGGAAATGTATATATTTACATCGATGGAAGAAATAGCTCTGGTGTTCCAAGGGCCCTAATCCTTGTTCCCCCAGAAAGGGTGTCCCCGATCCGGGGGGCTGGCCTCTACGATCTTGAGGCTTGGGAAATTAAAGGCAAGGGCGTGGATACTATCCGAGTCAAAAAGGAAGACATTATCCATATCCGATATGCTGCAGATCCCGTGGACCCTCTAACGGGTCTAGGTCCAGTTGATATATCGCAACTCGCAGTAGATACGGATTACGCGGCTGCTGTTTACAATAGAAGCGTGATGAAGAACGGTGGCCTGCCTTCGGGTATTTTGTCTTACAAGGGTCCGGGCAAATTGACCGAGGACATGAAGGAAGAAATTCGCCAAAGCTGGTATCGAACTTATGGTTCTCCTAGGGCCTCTTCTCGATTAGCGGTTACCAATTCAGATTGGACATTCCAGCCTACGGGCACGAGTCAAAAGGAAATGGAGTTCCTAGAGGCCCGGCGATGGAACTTGGTAGATATTGCGAGGGCGTTTAATGTTCCCGTAATGTATTTAAATGATGACTCAACAGGTGGGCTTAGCGAGGCTAGCATTACGATTCAAAGACGAATGTTCTACGAAGAGAATCTAATCCCCTTAGCTAGGAAAATTGAAGAAATTATCACTTCGGAGCTTTTAGTTAAGCTAGATAATATGTTGAGATTGGAGTTTGATTTCTCCAATATTGCCGCCCTCCAAGTTGATTACAACTCCAGAGTTAGTGCGGGCCATGACTTGCAAAAAATGGGCTTTAGCATTAACCAAATTAACAACAGGCTCGATCTAGGAATGACCGATGAGCCGTGGGGCGACGAGCACCTATCTCCGGTGAATATGGTTCCAACGCAAGATATCTTAGATCACTCTGTTGTTTTGCCGAGCACTGGGGAGGAGGCGGCTCCGGAGGAGGAATCCTCAGAAGGCGTTGCGGAAGCAGCAAGCGGGATGGGCTCTGTTCGATGGGCCGCAACTGCTGCTGTTGCTCAGAAGATTGAAAAAAAATGTACAAATAAAATGCGACGCCTATTCCTCAAGCAGCGATCTAGTGTCCTAAGAGCTGCTGGCGAAATGGGGGATAATGGAGTTTCCAAGCTGCTTGATTCCGTTGATAGCATAGACTCTGGGGAATTCGCAGAAGGGATTGTTCCTTTTGTTATTTCTTCATATAGCGAAGGCGCAATCATCTCCTCCCTCGAAAAAAATGGGGAAACAGAAGACGCGGCTTCGGATGCTGGAAAATTTATTGGCGAGGCCACAAATTATTGCGCTAATCGGTATAGCTCACTGGTTAATTTAGCGGAAGAATCTAAAGAGATTGTACGACAAGAGCTTACCATCGGTTCTGGGATGGGCGAAGATCAAGCAGAGCTTTGTGTTAGGATTAGGAAAATATTCAACATCATAATCAGTCGAGCTAGAGTCCTCTCTAGGACAGAGGTATTTTCTGCGCATAACGCTGCTCGATATATGGTGCTTAGTGCAAGTCCCGAAGAGGGGCAAAGAGCAGCTTGGCTTTCAGGAAACTGCAAAAATCACACAACACCTGCGAGATCGGTTCCTATCGGGAGCGCATTTGACCATGGGGTTGCATATCCGGGGCAAAATGCTGAAGATGATCCACAGAATATAGGTTGCACTTGTCTTATCGCTCTTGACCAAGATTGATGTCAATGGCCTATTTACTTGTTTAATCTTTAATTATATTGAAAAATAAAAACATAGAAGCATTTGCTTCCTACAAAAGGTGAAAAAATGTCACAAAAATCTGCAATGTTTAGCAAAACTAAATTAACTGAAGATGTCCAGATGGGCCCAGAGAGCGGGGACGCAGGTATCACTCGTTCTTCTTTGGTTGAGAGCCTAGGAATCGACACTCCTTCCGGCGATCTTTTTCAAGATCTAGGATCTAATAAGAAGGTTCTTTTGGAAAGGGGCATTTCGATTAAGCGAGCGGCCCCTGCCCCGGACATGGGGGAAGGCATTGTTCAGTTTGTGGCAAGCACCGAAGGGGTTAAGCGCGACGGGAATCGAGTTCGAAACGACGGATGGAGCTTTGAAAACTTTGCAAAGAACCCACAGTTCCTCTGGTGTCACGATTATAGCTCACTTCCGATCGGCAAACATGTTGATTGGCGAGTAGAAAAAGTTGACGGGGAGCCTGTGCTCCGCTTGTGGAGCAAGTTTTGCTCTGCAGATCTATATCCTTTCGCCGACAAGGTTCGCCGGATGTATGAAGAAGGATTCCTACAAGCTGGTTCAATTGGCTGGATCCCGACGAAGTATGAATCAATTCTAGATGAAAATGGGTACACTGTAGGTTTTGACTTTCTCGAAAACGATCTTTTGGAGTTCTCTGCGGTTCCAGTCCCGAGTGATCCCAATGCCCTTATTGAAGCGGTTCAGCGGGGCGTTTTGTCTTCTGATGACATGGAGAACTTAGTGAAGTTTAGGAAAAGCCCTGAAGAGCGGGACCTTTCTTATTCTTTGTCTAATCAAGATTTTGGGGTCGAAGAAGCCCCAAAAAGAGAAGCAGTTATTGGGACTGCGGAAAGCGCGGATTCTGAAATGACTAAAGTAGAAGAAGAGACTGTTTCTGTTGATGAGCCAGTAGATGCTGGCGGCGAATTGGACATGGCGGAGGTTCGTACCGAAGACTCTGAGGCGGCGGAGGTCGAGACCGCTGAAGTAGCAGAAGTTGAGACTGCCGAAGCGGAAGAAGTTGAGACTGCCGAAGTGGCAGAAGTTGAGACTGCTGAAGCAGAAGATTCTTCTGAGGGAGTGGAAGAAGTCGCAGAGGAGCGCGACGCTGAGGAAGCGGCAGATCTTGAATCGCAAAACGAGCGCGGCGGCATGGGCGAGGATGACTATGATGAAGATCACCACGGAGGCGGAGGCGTCAAGGACAAGCTGGTCGAAGTTCTTCAAGAGGCTAGCAAGGACTTTACTACCAAAATTGTAGCCGCCGTAATGGAAGTTGTCGGAGACGAAGAGGGCACTCGATCCGAAGAGGATTTCTGCGTTGAAAACAATTGCGCGGCAGATGCCGAATGTTGCGACGGAGAAGAGCGAGAGGCTACAGAAGCTTCGGAGCTTGTTGATCAGCTAATTGAGTCTACTGAGGTCTTTGCTAGCGCGGTTGAAAACGAGACGGAAACGCGCATTGGCGCTAAGGTTTCACAGCGGAATAAGGATCGACTTTCCGGATGCCGAGACAAGCTTCAAGATGTGGTGAATGACATCACTGAATTGATGGAAGATCGTAAAGAAACGGATGAGTCCATGGATGTTGATTCTGATTCTGGGATTATGGAAGTTAAAGTGCCAGAAAATGATGATACTACTTTTGCAGTCTCAGAAGATACCGCAGAGCAGCGGATTGATTGGGGCAGAGCGGTGGATATTGCTTCCAAGATTCAACGAACTCTATCGAACGAGGAAGTTGCGGAAGAGCCCGCCGAGGAGCCAAAGGTCGAGATTGACTCAGTGGCCTCCAAGGCTCAAGAGATTCTCCGCTCCTTGGAAAAGAAAAACAAATCAGAGGAGAAGAAGTCGGAGATTAAATCTGACTATCTCAAAGAGTTAGTGCGTAGAGTGAAGTCTAATAAGGAGTGAATTTGACACTCTAAATTAAATACTATACGTTAAGTATTGACTGGTGGCGGCAACTAGATTTGCATCGACTACATCGTCAAGTTCATTTAGATTGAGAATAAACTAAGCAACTATAAACAAAACCATTTAACTATTGAAAGGGAAATTAAAATGGCTTCAGATAAAAATGTAATTATTCGCGGTGGCGAAGACGAGAATCTTCACACCATGATGGAGGTTCTCGAAGGAATCTCCGCACGTACCAAAGAACTTGGTGAAGTAGGTAGTGATGTTGACGAGCTTAAGGGTGCAATCGAGCGCCTGAGCGCCCGTTGTGATCAGTTGGATCGTGAGCTTCCTCAGGGACAAAAAGTCTTCGAGGCAGAGACTCCTGTAAAGAACGTTGCTCTTCGTGAGTTTGGTTCGCAGATCTCGCAGGCTTGGCGGATCAAGCAGTTTGGCCGCGCAGCGGCTGGACAGACCTCGGATGCAACTGCTCCGGGTGGCGTGTTGGTCCCGACAATCACCTATGACAAGGTCGCTCGTATCGTTGAAGAGGCTTCCATCATCCGTAACATTGCTACGGTTGTGCCGATGTCCTCCAACACGATGGTGATGCCGACCCGTTCTAGCGGTCCTTCGGTTAGCTGGTTGGCCGATCAGCAGATTCTCGCTACCAAAACCTCCGTGATGTTCGATAATCCGACCCTCAGCAGCAAAACGCTGATGGCGATTGACGAAGTTTCGGCTGAGTTGGATGAGGATTCGATTGTTGCTCTTGAGCCTTTCTTCGCACAGATGTTCGCGGAGGCCGTTGGCAAAGAAGAGAACAAGCAGGCCTTCAACTCCACCACGCCTTTCACAGGCGTTTCGAATGACACCAACATCACGTCGGTGCAGATGGGCTCGAACGCTGTACCGAGTGGCTTTAGCCGCGTTTCGCACAACGACCTGATTAACCTGCAGTACACCGCAGATCCTAAGGTAATTCACAAAGGAACCTTCATTATGCACCCTGACGCATTCAAAGAGTGCGTCGGTCTGAAGGATTCTAACGGTCGTCCCATCTATGCTTCGGCATGGTACGGTGGTGGCCCGAGCACTGGCGCAGATGCCGGTGATCGTCCTGATCAGCAGCAAGCGGCTCCTGCTGTCCTGCTGGGTCGCCCTGCGTACCTGACGGAGACCATGCCTTCTGACGGAACGAACAACACTATCTTTGGTGTGTATGGTGACTTCTCTAAGTTTGCATTTGGTGACCGTAAGCAGATGTCCATTGATTGGTCGGATCAGGTTTACTATGAGTACGGCAACCTTGCCCTTCGGGTTCGCGAGCGTATCGCGATGAAGACTCTCATCACGGGAGCCTTCTCACGGTTGGCTGTCTAAGTAGTAGATTCGGATAGCTGAATCAGAGGGGCGCGGGTTAATCTCGCGCCCCTCTTTTTTTGACCGATCATCGAGAATAAGATAGGCTATAAGCTATGAAAGTTAGAATTATTGAAGAAGTCGATACTACTTCGGGAAAGCTAAAGCCCGGCGAGGTATTTCTCCCTAGGGAAGAGGCTTTGAAATTAATCCGCGAGAAAAAAGCGGAGGCAGTCGCTTCCGCTGGGCAGTTTGTTGCTAGTGGCTTCAAGGGCTCAGACCGCATTATTAAGTCAATCATCCACCGCTAATCCCAAGAGGAACAAAGGCCATGGATTGGTCCATACTGGTTGCCACCACCGACTCCCGCTTAAGCAAGTTCTTTGCTCCGCTAGTCAGCGAAATTAATCGACAAATTAAAATGGCTGGTCTGGAAGATAAGATCGAGGTCTTGGGATTCTACGATGCGGGGATGATGAGCATCGGGGAGAAAAGAAACGTATTGCTATCTGCGGCTAGAGGCAGTTATATATCTTTTGTGGATGATGACGATTACGTCTCTCCTAACTATATAAAAAACATATACAATATCGTAGCCAGTGGCGAGTGGGACGCTATATTGTTTAATATCCAGCGCGAGGGGATAGGCACAGAATCAATGCTTTGTCGCCACTCGGTTCAGATTGAGGGGGATGGGCACATGGACCATCAACGCGACGCTTGGGTTTCTCCGCCCAATCACATAATGGTTTGGCGAAGCGAGATCGCTAAGTCCAAAAAGTTCCCCCATAAAAATTGGATGGAGGATCACGAATGGTCCCGCTCGATTCTGAGTAAAGTCCAGAAGTCTTATTCAATAGAGATTGTTCTCTATTGGTATCGCATGAATATAGAATTAGCTGAAGAAAAAGGAATAGAATGGAACTATCATGGCCGACACATAGACAAGTAGTCTATGGACCTCACCTAGGCTATGGCGCTGCGAACGTTAAGTTACGTGAGGCCATGGGGGGAATAGGAGTAGGGATCACAAAGCGCTCCAAAACAATTGTGCATCTCTGTCGCCCTGATGTATTTAAGCCTATAAAAAAAAGAAAAAATATTCTTTTTACGATGTACGAAGGCTATCCAGTCCCTGAGGAGTTTGCGAAATCCTTCAAGAGGGCGGATTTGCTGCTGACCCCTTCGAGCTTTTGCAAGGAAATGTTTGATCCCCTTTGCGACGGCAAGAAGTTCGCAGTCGTCCCTTTGGGTTTTGATGACGCGATCTACCGCTATAGTCCTAGATCTTGGTGCGATGGCGATCAGTTTGTTTGGCTCTGGGTGGGGGCCCCGAACGCTCGAAAAGGTTGGGATGTTTTGCTGCGCTGCTGGTCAGATTTCTTTGAGGGCGTTCCTTGGATGCGTCTTATAATGAAGACTACGGCTACCGAGGGAGAGGGCGAAGTAAAAACGTTAGGCAACGTCACTTTCGACAGCCGCCGATATACAGAAGAGGGGCTAGCCGATCTATACTCAAAGTGTGATGCTTTTGTTTTACCTACGGCGGGCGAAGGGTGGGGGCTAACTATCCTTGAAGCGTTGGTTTCTGGCTTGCCCATTGTGACCACTACCCATGGCGGGCAAATGGATTTCTTAAATGAAGATTTTGCCTACTTTGCGAACCATGAGATCAAAGAAGTGGTCACGACGGAAGGAAGCAAATTCAACGCTGCGATAGCGGATCCAAATGACCTCGCTCGAAAGATGCTTCAGGTTGTTTCGGACTACCCCAAGGCCACGCGAATGGCCAAGCTGGGAAGCGACAATGCCGTAAAGAACTTCACTTGGGCTAATTCGGCTAGTAAAGTTAAAGAATTGATATTGAATAAGTTTGGTGAAAGATGAAAAAGGTAGTAGTATTATTAACAACTTGGAATCGGCCAAATCTACTTCGGCAGTCTCTTCCTCAAATCATGGAGCAGGCTTCTAGCATTGGCGCTGATCTGGTTATATCCGATGATCAATCTTCGGATACTGAGACTTTGACGCTTTTAGCGGAGGCGGAAAATTCGGGGGCTGTTGTGATCAGGCGCGATTATGACAGGTCGGGGATGCGGGCGCATGATGCCACAGGATTAAATAACTTATTTGGATTTAAATACTTGTGCGATAATTATTCAGACTGTGATTTATTCCTGAAGGTAGACGATGACACCTATCATGCTCCTGAATCATTTAGAACAATGATTGAGGCTTGGGACAAAGCGGAGTCTGAAGGGAGAGATATTCTCCACATGAGCGGTCTGGCGACGGAATTTGAGAAAAGGGTTGAGAACTTTGATGGCTATTCAGAAATTAGGAAAGGTTGCAACGCGGCAATACTTTATCGAGCCTCCGATTGGCAATTATTTATTCGAGAAGCAAACCCCAAAAACGTTATGCTTGATGGGTTCGATGTTCACTTCATGAGGTTGCACTGGGTAAAGCATCGGGCGGCAGCAAGGCCCTATGCCGTAAATCCGAGCGTGGTATATCACACTGGCATAACCGGAGTTCACGTCTTGAATACAAATATTAATGTTGATTTCTCGGGTGATACCTCAGGAGTTATTTTGGAATGAAGAATAAAAAACTAAGCATAGTAATGGCCTACCATAACAGGCCGATTCATTTGAGGAATACTCTTGAGTCTTACTCCGAGCTTTACAATGACATAAGGGATGATTTCGAAATTATAATTGTTGATGATTCTTCAGAGTACGAAGATGATCTACTGGAAGTGGTTGCCGATTTCAATTTAGATATAAAGACTAAATATATAGACAGGATCGATAAGGAGGTTAGGAATCCTTGCGTGCCCTACAATATTGCCATAAGCATGGCGTCTGGGGATTATGTTAATCTAACCAATCCAGAGAACGCGCACATAAAACCAATACTAAAGCATGCGCTGGATCACATGAATCATGGGAAGTACCTAGTTTATGGGTGTCTAAATTTAAGCACTTGCCCGCCAAGCTATAAAGATTTGATGACTAATCTAAAAATTTACACCTATCAAAATCTTGAACAAGCGTGGTACCAGCATTCAAGATTTCACAATCGGCTGTTACATTTTTGCACTGTAATTAACAGAGATGAGTTAATCAAAATTGGCGGATTTGATGAGAGGTTTGCGGATGGGTCTGGTTACGATGACAATGATTTAATTCAGACAATTGTGTCGAACGATATTTTGGTAGAGACTGTTGATGACTATTACTGCGGACATCAAGACCACGCCCGTAGCTGGGATGAAGAAAGCACCATGTACAATTACAGGATTCTGCACGAAAAGTGGGGCTGCTTCCCCATAAGCTCTTGGGAAAAAGGACGGGAAAAGGAACAACTAGAGGAGGCCGCTCGGGTCAAAACTCGCTTAATTCAGTTTGGGGTATAAAATGGAAAAATTTAAAACTAGCGCAAGCGGACCATATTCTTCACACAAGGCTGCACACCATTCCGATAAAATCATTGAGCTTAGGGAGGGGAAGCAAATTACCCCTTCTTTTATTCAAATCATGATGTCGGATTTGTGCAACGAGAACTGTTCATTTTGCGCATATCGGATGGACAACTATACTTCTAATGAGTGGTTTGGTGAATACGATCCAATTAAAAAAATCATAAATAACAACCCCAAAAGGATGATTCCTTTCGACAAGGTAAAAGAAGTCATTGATGATTGTGTCGATATGGGCATCAAGGCTATTGAGTTTACTGGGGGAGGGGAGCCCACTGTCCATCCGAAGCACAGGGAGGTTTTTGAGTACGCTCTAGAGAAGGGGATTGAGATTGGACTTGTCACAAACGGAGTGATCTTGCGCGATGGCATGCTTGATTTAATCCCTAAGTTTAAATGGATTCGAGTTTCGGTAGATGCGGCAAGGGCTGACACCTATTCTCAAATGAGGGAAGTCCCAGAAAACTTCTTTGAGAAAGTAATAATCCACTTAGAGAAAATTGTGGCGGCGAAAAAGCAATCAAAGTCAGATTTAGTTATTGGGGTAGGATTTGTTGTAACAAAAGAAAACTATAAAGAGATAGAAGATGGAGTGGAGCTTTTCCATAATATCGGAGTAGACAACATTAGGATGTCCGCAGTATTCCAGCCGGATGATGCTGATTACTTTTCCGAGTTCTATGAAGAAGCGAGGGATTCTGCTCGGCGCTCAGTCGCCAAATATCAGTCGAAAGACTATAGAGTATTTAATTTATTTGGAGATCGGCTAGGCGATCTTGAGCAGCAGAACCCAGAGTATAGCTTTTGCGCTTTTCAGCAGTTCCAGTGTATCGTGGGTGGGGACCAGAACATATATAGATGTTGTAATACTGCATACAATCCAGTTGGATTTTTGGGTTCCATTAAAAACCAGTCTTTTAAGGAGCTTTGGGAGTCGCGAGAGAAGCAGAAGCTCATTGACGGGCTGGATGCAAAAGACTGCCCTCGATGTATGTTCAATGCGAAGAATCGTTTTATCAATTATTTAATTGATGACGAACCTCCGCATGTTAACTTCGTATAGTGTTTTGCTATGTGGTACTTGTCTAAGATTCCGAAAGTTGCTCACTTTTATTGGGGCAACAAGTCCATGCCTTTTTCTAGGTTCTTTACAGTTGCTTCCTTTGCAGCGCTGAATAAAGATTGGGAGATTCGCCTGCATGTCCCTGAGGAGTTGTCGGATAGCCTGAAGCTCACATGGGCTAGCCATGAGCACAGGAGGTTGCCTCGACGGAAAAATGCTCCTGAGATTAAATGTTATTGGGACAAGGTAAAAGCAATCCCCAATGTTCGGATATGCGAACAGGATCTTGGATTTTTAAAGTCTGCCTCCGAGGTTCATAAATCAGATTTTCTGCGCTGGGGCTTGCTCTCCAAGGACGGCGGCCTTTGGAGTGATATGGACATTGTCTACTTCAGGCCAATGGATGATTTGTATCTCAACCGAAAAAGCCCCGAGGTCGTAAATGTTAATGGCCTGAAGCACTACGTTGACTCAAGTAAGGCAACTGAAGTAGTTAGTGTAATGGGGCATACGAATTCTATAGGGTTTCTCATTGCCGAACAGGGCTCTAATTTTTTCAGCGATGTGGAGGAAGGGTGCCTAGAAATGGTTTCGTCTAATGGTCTGGAGCTGATCGGAAAGGATTATCAATCTATAGGCAGGGAAATCATGGACAACATGGTAAATGAGGCTACTCTGGATAAGAAAGTGCCATATTACACCGTAAAAAAAGATTGCAAATCAGGCGACAACGAGATTTTGATGATGGTCAAAGTTCATAATGATTCCGTTCATGGGGATTTTATAATGAAGGAATCTGAAGGAATTAATAATCTAGATATGGCAGTAGTGTATAGCCATACTGACCCAGTAATTCATTTGATGGTAGATCCTTCGCATGAATATGATGCTTTCGATGATGAGCCTTTTGCTATTGGTACGCATTGGTATGGGGGGCACCCCAAGATGGGGCCATATATGGACATGCTGGACGAGCATAATGTGTACAATATGCAGCCAAACCCGATGATTAATATTATCAAAAGGGTGCTTGATGATCATCGAGACTATTTATTCCCCGCGTAGGCTTATATAAACTGGGCATATGCCCAACGCCAAATCAACTTTAACCGTAGATGGACTAACTAGCGATAGTGGATCTATTTCGGTTTCAAGTACCGCAGATAGTGGCTCGACTCTTCTGCCCGACAACCTTACACTGAATCAGACGAGTTCGTCATATTATGGGCGGTTAGATACTATATCTGCGCCTAATTTTACCATAGGAGCATCGGGAGATACAAAGTTGATATTTGGTGGATCGGCCTTCCCCGTCACGAGCGGGCAGACAGTATACTTGGGTTCTGGGATTGATGGCACCGAAGCTAACGCTCGGATTAGCCTTATTGCTTGTACAGCAAAGCAGATACAGGTTTCTTCTAGCGCTGCTCCGGGCACAGGGGAGAGCTTTGTGTATACAATTATGAAGAATGGATCTGCTGATAGCACCTTCGTCGTAACTGTAGCAAACTCAAGTACTTCGGGAAGTGCCAGCGATAGCTCTGGAACATCGTTCAGTAACGGCGATTACATTTCTGTGCGGCTCGTAACCAGCAGCGGAGCTGCGACAGCGCACCACAGCTTTTCTATAAAGATTGAATAGTTAGGTATCGAATGAAAACAAAAATTAAAATCTTAGCTCTTTCAGTTTTTGCATGCATCGCCACTTCGGGTGATGCATTTGCTGTTCAAGCCACAGCTCCGATCAGCGCGAACAATGGGGTGATCGCTCTTCAGAGTTGCGCGGATGGCCAAGTGCTTAAGTGGGAAGATGACGACACCGCTTGGAAGTGCGCTTCGGATAACAATAGCGGTGGTGGTGGTGGTGGTCAGCTTACCGAGGAGGAAGTTGAAGACTATGTCGGCGGAATGTTGGGCGGCACGGAAACTGGCATCTCGGTAGCGTATCAAGACAGCACTAATGATATTGACTTTGTGGTTGCCGATATGACTGTGGCTGGCGACAGCGGCTCCACAGGGATCACCCCCGGCGATACGCTTACGGTGGCTGGATCGGGAACAGTAAGCACCGGAATGAGCGGTGATACTTTAACTATCACAGGGAGTGCGCACACTACTCCGGGGGGCTCTAACGGGGAGATCCAATATAGGCAAAATGGCACAAGCTTCGCTGGGACCAGCCAGCTTACTTACGACGGTACTAACTTTTCGTACACGATTACAAGTGGCGATGAGTTTGCGGCGAGTAATACATTCAAGGAGGTCCGAAATGAGAGCGGGGCGACCATTTACAAATGCGCAGCCGTATATGTTTCAGGGTACGACACCTCCACGAATCTGCCATTGGTTAGTGTCGCAGATTCTGACGACTCGAACAAGATGCCTGCTATAGGCTTGCTCAATGAAGACTTGGCGAATAATTCAAATGGCTTTGTAATATCCGGTGGCACAGTATCGGGTTTGGATTCAAGTACTTCGGAATCTTGGAGCGAGGGTGGTTCGTTGTATGTTAACACAGCAGGGACATCCGGGAGCGATGATTGCGGGGAGACTCTTACGAGCACCCGCCCCACTGGCGCGAGCACGCGAATACAGTCGATGGGATTTGTAACCAGAGTTAATCCTTCGCAGGGCAGAATACTGGTGAACAATGCAGGTAGGACCAATGACGTTCCGAATATAGCTAGCGGTAATATTTGGGTCGGGAATTCTAGTGGGATCGCAACTTCAACCAGTGTTTCTGGCGACATCGCAATCACAAACACGGGAGTTGTTTCCGTACAGGCCAACTCTGTTGCTTTAAGCACGGATACCACGGGCAACTACGTCGCGAGTGCGACAAGCAACGGCGGGCTGGCTCTCACTGGTACAGAGGGCGGATCTCTGGGGATAGCCTATGCCAACGTGCCAGATGACACGAACGATGGTGCCACTGGGGACTCTATTATGGTGCTCGATGCAGACGATAGCAATGCGCTTAAGCGTATTACCTTGGCAGAGCTAGACACCCTAATAGACACGGACACTAATACCCAACTGACAGAGGAGCAAGTTGAAGACTTTGTTGGTGGGATGCTCGGCGGGACTGAGACTGGCATTGCTGTAACTTATAACGACACCGACAATGATATTGACTTCGCGGTTGCCGACCTGACTGTTGCCGGGGACAGCGGCTCTACGGCAATGACTCCGGGGGACACCTTAACTGTTGCGGGTTCAGGGACTGTGAGCACGGCCATGAGTGGGGACACCTTGACCATTACGGGAAGCGCACATACCACCAATACCAATCTTAGTGTTGAGGCAGTAGAGGATATCGTAGGTGGCATGTTGGATGGGACTGAGACTGGCGTTGCGGTTTCTTACGACGACGACGGCGGTGCGAACATTGATTTTGTGGTTGCCGACTTAACGGTGGCTGGCGACAGTGGCTCTACGGCAATGACTCCGGGGGATACCTTAACGGTAGCTGGGTCTGGCTCGGTTAGCACCGCCATGAGCGGCGACACCCTGACAATCACTGGAACTGACAACAATACGACTTACTCAGCTGGGGATGGATTGGACCTTAGTACCACTACGTTTAGTACTGATCTAAAGAGTGGCAGCGGATTGGTAATTACGTCCACTGAATTGGATATCGACACCGACGTTATCCAAGCTAGAGTATCGGGAACATGTAGCGCGGGCAATTCGATCCGAGTAATCGCGGCTAACGGCACAGTTACATGTGAGGCCGATACTGATACTAACACAAATCAGCTCACTACTTTCACCCTGACAGGGGACTCTGGATCAAATCAGACTATCGAGCAAGGAAGTACTTTTGATATCGCTGGCGGGACCAACGCGACAACCGTGGTCGGTGCAACTGATACTGTTACGATCAACGTTGATGACGC